ATTCATCTAACCCAATATCGCGATTCATCGCCGAAGGGAAGGTTGCCAATGTTCAGCAATGAAGAAATGAAAACCATTCAGGAAGTTTGCCAAATCGATCTTGAACGCCGGTATTTTGCGCCTTGTGCGCCCGAAGGGGAAATTGAAACCGTTAAAACAGAATGGTTTCAGGGGAACAGGGCAAAAGTCTTGCGCCTTCAAAAAATTATCAAAATGATCAAACTAATGGCCAGATGAAAAAATTTCAAGTTTCATGCGGGGTTTGTTCACGATTCTTTTATGTTGAAGTTGCCGGGTTTGATGATCGCGGTGTTCGATGCCCGGTTTGCGGGGTTTTACATGAAATTCAAGTCAAGATCGATTTGGATCCGGTCTATGATGAAGATGCGCCCCGGAATCAAAAGGAAGGGGGAAAATGAAAAGGGTTTATTTGGTTTTAACGATTATAATTGCCATTATTTCCATCATCGGATCCGTTTTTTTAATCGATGCGCGGTTTGCCAAGGCCATCCGGGTGAAGTTTGTCGAACTTCGGTTGGATCAAAAGATTGTTCAGGATCGCGCCATGGGGATTCAGGAACAAATATATCAAATCGAAGATCGGTTTCGAACCATCGAAGATAAAAAAACCCAAGTGGATATCGACAAGGAACGGCGGTTGAGAAAAGACTTGGACGAAGCCGAAGATCAGTTGAAACGAATAAAAGATAGTCAAAAAGAAACCCGGGGGAATTATTAATATGAATTATCCAATATATCATATGAGTTGTGAATGTGATTTCCAAAAAAACGGTTTGGTTCGATCAAGATATTTTAAAACTGTTAAGCGGGTTTTGTCCGGGGCGTTTTGCCCGATCCATATCGATGGCCGGTTGGTTTCCAAAACCTTTAAATGTCAACGTTGCGGGGGTGTTTTTGATGTATCCGGCCCGAATATCGGGAAAATAAACAATCTAAAATATTGCCCGGGTTGCAAGCCCAAGGCGTTAAGGGAACAAATGAACGAAGCGAACACGCGGCGGCGCGGGATTAGGCGAACAAAATACGAAATAAAGCCGAGGGAAGCCGAACCATTTATTGACAATGAAAAAACCGCAAGCGGTTTCCGGACGTTTCCAACGGGGTTCACGAACCAAGATATTTTTGATTTTGCCGGGTATCAAAAGGAATAAGGGGAAATAATGTTTATTCGAAAACAATGTGAAAAATGTAATGGGCTTGGGTGGAATGGCTATATAATGGACGATTTTAATTTTGATGATATTTTTGCGGGATATATCATTAAAGATATTGATCGTTCAAGTGGGCCGTTCGATATTTTTGTTGGCCGGGATTCGCTTCAATATCGGGTTGCGCGGAACTTTGCCCATCGGTTCACAAAAAAAGGTGTTGTTGATTATATAAAAAACAACCCCGGAAGTTGGGAAGTTCAACAGGCATGAGATGAAACCGATCGAAAAAGTAATCAATTCCGTTGTCAAATGTGTTAAATGCGGCGCGGCATATGGAAAATGTGATTGTTGGGTTAAATGCCATTGTGGATGGCACTATGAACGCGGTGGGAAATGCGGAAACCCGAAGCATGAAAAGGATCTATAATTTGAAATCCGGCGATGTTTTGATTGATATCTGCTTGGGGTTGGTTGCGTTCGCGCCGAACGTTCGATGGCCGAACGATGGCGGATCCATGATCCGGGTTTTAACGATCAGCGGGAAGGTTTATGGAATATCAAGAAAAAGATGCCGCGCGGCGGATCCGGATGAAGCCGCGCGGTTTTGGAATAGGTTTTTTGATCCCGAAGAAAACGAAGGGCGATTGTCCATGTTGGCAACCGATAAAGCGGAAGGGGGAAAATGAAAAAGGATCGTTGGGATAAATGCAAGTGCGGCCGCCATATGTATTGGGATCCGGAAGAAATCCCAACAATTAATAAAAACGGTTGGCAAGTAATAAAATGTAAAAATTGCGGGATATCGTTTAGGGTCGAATGTGATTCGGTTTTGATTTATTGGCTCGAAGAAATTGTTGAACCTAAAAAAGAAATTGTTGAACCTAAAAAACCATATAGAACAGAAGCGCGTTAAAAAGGTGGGGATCAATGAAAAACACGATTAATTCAATATCGGATATGTGGGTTGGCGTTGGGGATTCGGCGAAATTCCTTGATAAAAAACATAAGTATGTTGGCTTGACACGGTTCCAGAAATTTATGATGAAGCGGTTTTTGAAACAACCAAGCTTTATAATCGGATATAGTTTCGCCCTGCATGAAGCTTTTAAAAATCAGAATTTCACAACGGTTTAATCGATATAAAAAAGCGAAAGAACAACAATGCCAAAATCGCCATCGATGCAATTTTATCCATCGGATTGGGTTAATGATTTACATGAACATCCACTCGAAATCGGCGGGGCTTGGATGCGGATTATGTGTTCGTTATTTTGGGAACCTTCCCGGGGCGATGCCGAAAAAACGCTTGAACAATGGGCCAAGATTTTGGGCGTTACGCCGGGCAAGGCAAGGAAGATAATTCATTATCTTTTTGACAAAAAAATCGTAAAAAATTGTAAAAAAAATGAAATATTTGACGAAAAAAATCATGCGTACTTGGTTAACCAAATTTTAAGCAAAAATAAAAACGACATTATTTATATCGCATCGAAAAGAATGTTGCATGATGAATATATCCGCAATATTAGGCGGGAAGCGGGCGCAAAGGGCGGCAACCCTGAATTGATGAAAAGGGCGCAAAAAACTTCCGAAACTGAACCCGATTTGCTAAACCAAAATCAAACCCCTTCATCTTCATCTTCATCTTCTTTAGATATTACTAACGTAATATCAGGCCCGGGCGATCCGGATCCGCCAAAAAACGGCCACTTCGAATTCCATGTTGGGGGTGAACTGAATCAAATTATTAAATATTGTCAAGCGATCGTGACCCTTCAAAAAGATCCGCCTACGAATAAAAACTTCAACCCGTTTCAATTCGTTCAATTGGAAATAAACAAAAAAAAGCACCCCGGGGCCGTTGCTCAAACGTTAAAAACATTGATTGATTATTGGGCAACAATTGAATCGCCATGGAGATATTCAAGTTCGATCATGAAAACATTGAATCAGAACTATAATGAAGCGGAACACATCAAACAAGCGGCCGAATTCAAGGAAGCCTTCGAAGTGGATCCGGATATTAAAACGCTTTTGGATAAAATCATATAATGAAAATAATCTTAAATATCGCGGAACAAAAACTTTCTAAATATTTGGGCCAAAAAAGGTTTGAAAACGCAAGGAAAAAAAACAAGCCAAACATGAAAATCGGGGGTCAATCAAATTATGAAACGGACTTAAACAGTATCGGCGCAGAAATCGCATTTTGTAAAATGTTTAATTTATATCCGGATACTGAAACCGATTTAAACGACTTGCCGGTGTTTGATGCAATAACGCGCCAAGGCCGCTTGGTTGATATTAAAAGTACAAAATATGAAAATGGGCATTTATTGGTTGCGCCATGGAAGGATAAAAACAATGTTGATTATTATTGTTTGATGGTTGGCGATTTCCCGAAATATCGGTTTTGCGGAATGATATCAAGCAATGAACTTTTTAATTTACCAAAAAAAGACTTCGGCCACGGCGAAGGGTTCGCCGCAAGCCAAGGGCAATTATGTTTTGATGATGTATTTTAAAAACATTAAGCGTTGGTTTGAAAATGTTTAAAATGAAACATACCCCTATTGTTGGGTTTAAGGCATACAACCGGGAAGGGGGCGATTGGATCGTTCAATGTCGATTAAATGGCGGCGATTTGGGTTGGTATTTAATGATTATTCGAAATGGGATCGGAAATAAAATCGATAAAAATAAAACATACCCCTCTTGTTGGGAAATGGGGGTTGAAACATATCATCCAGAATCGGGGGGATAAAATGACAATTGCCCATCCATACAAAAACAAGGACGTTGAAAAAGTGATCGGGATTGATTTCAAAGTGATCAGGGGTTGGATGATTGAAGGATATTTGCGAGTCGGGATCCAGAAAAAGGGAAGGCCCAAATGGGAACGGGTTTATTCAAAGCACGACATATTTAAAATTGCATTGTTCGCCGTTATGGTTTCGGTCGGGGCATCAAAAGAAAACGCGGGAAATTCAGTTGATAACCCGGCAACATTCCGCCGAAACGATTTGGTATTGGTTGCGCCGTTTGCCAAAACATTTATCAATGTCTTGGGCTTAATATCCCAAGCTAATAAGCGGATCAGGGGGGTTATATAAAACTTAGGTTCTTTCTAAGGGGTGTTAAAACTACGGATCCGCGAATCTCGAGTTTCGGATATGTTTCATTTTGCACCACTTCTGGAATCCGGAACGGGAAAAACGGCCAAACTGAAAAAAGAGTGTATCAAATTAAATCGGGGGGATCCGATGGAAAAGGGGGTGATCGCAACCAAGCCGAATTAATCGCAACCAAGCTTAACAGAACGAAGCGGCAATAAATCGAAATAAAAACTAACGAATTCAATTAAAACCAAACAGAGCAAAACGAAACCCAACGGAAGGGGGATTTCATGTTAAAAGTATTATGCGAATTAAAAGGGTTAACGCCTGTAACATTCAATAAAAAATTATTAAGCGAAAAAGAACCCAATGAATCATATGATGATTATGAAAAACGGGTTTGGCGCGAACGTTGCGATTGCGATAATAAAGGCAATGTTATTTTATCATCGCAAAAATTTAAAAAATCAATTTGCACCGCGGCCCAATGGTTGAATATGCAAATCCCGGGCGAAGGGAAGGCAACATATACAAAGCATTTCCGCGGCGGGGTGATTGTTATGAACCATGTCCAAGCCGCAACCAATGCCGAAAACATTGAATATTCGCTCATATACACTTCGCCCAAAAAAAGGGATGGGAAGCGATGGATCCATTTCCCCATTATTGAAGATTGGAAGGGGGAATTGCAAATCAATATATTGGATGAAAAGATTACGCCGGAAGTTTTTAAAACGGTTGCGGATTACGCCGGAATGGCGGTTGGCGTTGGATCTTGGCGGCCGGAAAACGGCGGCGAAAATGGGCGGTTTGAGGTTGTTGCCATAGACTTTGAAGCCGAATAGATATCGAACATAAACCAATCATACCAAAACGGAATGTAGCTAAATGAAACGGAACGAAACATAACACAACGTAATTTATCGAAATTGAACGTAATAAATCTAATTTAAAAGAATCAAAACCAACCAAAATAATTTCGGTGGGGGAAATTATGAGCGATCAAAAAACAATAGAAATTAATAAAAATTTTCAACCGTTTCGACTAAGCCCGATTACAAGGGAAATTGAAACGCTTCTTGAAGAAAAAAACAGCGGGGAACATATTTCATATGAAGAAATAAAAACCATCGCCCGGATGGATTGCGATTCATCCGGGGAAGGTTACAGTTATCTTGATTCGGCAAGAAAACGCCTTGGCCAACGGGGCCATCATTTTGTAACAATCCCGGGGGTTGGGCTTAAAAAATTGCATCCAAACGAAGCGGTTTCGGAACTATCCCATCAACAACAAATCAACGGGAAGCGAACACGGCGGCGATTAATGGAATTGATTTCGATCAATACCGATGATCTTGGCCCGAATGAAAAAATGGAACATATGGCCGGGGTTTTTGTTGGAAGGGTTGCTTCGCGGATTTTGTCAAAAAAGGTGAACAATAAAGTCATTGCGAATATTAGGGCGGGCGATCAAAAGGCAATTGATCACGAATCCCTTATAACAACATATTTACGAACCAAAACGTAATTAATCTTAATAAATCAAAACGAATCGCAATGAAATAAATTGGAACAAAACGAAACCAAACAACAACAAGGGGATGGCATGATTCACGATATCACCGATGAAGAAATAAAAACGCCTGAAGTCTTGGCCGAAAACAATGTTTTCCAAAATTCCTTCTGGATGGATTGCCTTTTTGAAGTCGCGGAAGCCAAGCGGGCGGCCGGGGAAAAAACGGTTCCGTTCCGCGAGGTCGATTTATTGGTTGTTCAAAAATCAAAACTAATAATCAAATATGAAACGGGGGATCCGGATGAATGAAAAGTTGATGGCCGATTTTGTTTCGAAGTTCCCGGCGGAATTACAACCAAGCGTTTTGGAAATCATTAAAAAAGAAAACGATCGGTGGGAACGCGGGGATTTTACAGAATCAGAACGGCAAACGATGGCCATGGCCAAAAGGATGGGCGCGGCCGCCCGGGATCATGTTGAAAAAATTGTTGTTGATGTTTTGGAAGGGGGATCCGATGCCGATCCGGCCGGAAAATAAAAATCGATACCCGGCCGATTGGGTCTTGCGATCCCGATTCGTTCGATTCGTTCGGGCGAAAAATCGATGCGAATGGTGCGGGGCCAAGAATTACGAACCGCATCCCACAACCGGATCGATCGTGATTTTAACAACGGCCCACGTTTTTGATCATCGGCCGGAAGCGGCAAGCCTTTTGAACTTGGCCGCGCTATGTCAACTTTGCCATAACCGGCACGATGCAAAGGAACGGCAACGGAACCGGCGGGAACGCCTGAATAAAAACCAAATGAAGCTTCCGGGGTTTTAAGGGAAGGAGGGGGGAAACAATGCTGAACAAAAACGAAAAAACGAAAAAAATCAAACCATTCAAACTTGATATGCAATTGATGGACGATGGAACATATCGCGCGCGGATTATAGTCGGGGAAAAGGCGGTTCACTTCCCCGCCCATTGCGAACTTGAAGCCGCAACGATCCTTCAAAAAATTATTGAAGTTATGAACATGATCGGGCTTGATGTTGACTTGAAACCGACCGGGCTTGAAAAGTCGATGAAAAAGATTGATCCAAAAATGAATTGAACGTTGGTCAAAGGTAACGTTTGGCCAAAAACAGGGGGGATCCAATGGGAATTTTAATGGGTGAATATTATGGCTTTTTGGGATGGCGATCAAGGGAGGTTTATTTTGATGAAACCGGAATTTATTTGATGAAGCCCGATCGAATCGAAGTTGGTGATCGGCATCCGAACCCATCCCCGGCAACGGTCAAGGCTCATAAAGATTACATGAGATATCGTTCAATCGTTGCATCAAAACTGGAACGGCATGAAGCAACGGATTAAAAAATTAAAAGAGTTGGGCGGGGGATCGGAAGCCGAAAAGCTTGAATTGTTGGCGGCCGGATCCAAAAAGGCCGGCGCCGCGTATAAAACGAAGCCAACGGTTCGGAACGGCGCGGCGTTGAAGGCGGCCGACAAGGCGTTGGATGAATATATTGAACAACTGGAAATCAAATATTTGCATGAAAAGCCGCCGTTCAAAAGTGTTGCCGGGGTTGTCCGGTATTTTAAAGAACAAGAATATGAAATAAAAAAATCAAAACTTTATGACGATGCGGCAAGCGGAAAACTAAAAACCCGAAAGGATGGGAAGCTAAATTTTTCCGCGGTTGAAGATTATATCATCAACGAGCAGTTGAAGAAAAAAGGGGAATATTCTGAAACCGGGGAAAACCTTGCCCGGCAAAAAAAGTTTTTTGAAACCGAATTGATTAAGGAACGGTTGGAGCAACTTCAACTTGATCGGGAAATTAAGCTTGGGAATTATGTTTTGGCGGATAAGGTTGAAATGGAACAGGCGATCAAGGCCCGCGTTTTTAAAGCCGGGATCCGGCATATGTTTATGGTTTTTATGCGCGAATTTCTTTTGTTTGCTAAGGGCGACTTAAATGAATCGGCGGGATCCGTTGAATTCTGGATGGAAAAAGCGGATTCGTTGTTTGATGAATTCGCGGATCTTGATGAAATCAAGGTGAAAATTAATGTTAAACGATGAAATTGAAATTGAATTTTCGGCAAGCGAAGCGGAAGTTTTCACATTTGAATCATTGGGCGAATATTTTATATCGCTGAACCCTTCCGAAAAAGCCGCATTTAAAACCCCGGAATATGTAAAGCCTTCCGATTGGGTCGAACAGAATCGGCATGTTACGGTTTCATCGATTCCGGGGCCATGGCGGAATATTACAACGCCATATTTGACTGATATCATGGATGCTTCTTTTTTTTCATCCGTTGAAGAAATTATCATTTGCGCCGCGCCGCAAACTGGAAAATCCGAATCGGTCAACAACTGCATTGGATACACGATTGACCGGCGGCCCGGATCCGTTTTGTTCGTCTATCCTGATGAACAAACCGCCCGGGAAAATTCAAAAGATCGGATCTTGGCCATGATCGAATCAAGCCCGAAGTTGGCGGAATATTTAACGGGTTCGGATGATGATACGGGCTTTTTAAAGCACAACTTAAAAAACTTGAAGATTTATATGGGTTGGGCGCGATCCGCGGCGCGCCTTGCGAACAAACCATTGCCGTACGTTGTTTTTGATGAAGTGGATAAATACCCGGAAACCGCCGGGAAAAAAGAGGGGTCGCCAATATCCCTTGGCGAAAAACGAACCCGGATATTTACGGGATTTAAAAAGGTTTGGAAGTTGTCAACGCCAACGATCGAATCCGGCCAGATAACGCAAGCCATGAAAACCGCCAACGTCCAATTTTTATATCGGGTGAAATGCCCGGATTGCGGCGAACTTCAAGTTTTGGAATTTAACGAAAAACAATTTCGATTCCCGAAAAACGAACGGGATCCGGAAAAAATCGAATCCGAAAACTTGGCTTGGATCGAATGTTTATTTTGTCGGTCTAAATGGGATGATGAAAAACGAAACGTTGCCGTTGCGGCCGGGGGGTGGTTTACGAATCCGGATGATGATTCCGACCCGGTTCCGATCGATGTTTGTCTTGGGGCCAACAGGCCGAAAAAAATCGCGTTTCATATCCCGGCTTGGTTGTCGCGGTTCGTTTCGATTTCGGAGGTTTGCGCTAAATTTTTAAAAGGAACCAAAAACAAAACAGAATTAAAAGATTTTATGAACGCATATTGCGCGAAACCGTGGCTTGAATATAGTCAAACGCGCAAGGTTGACAATGTTTTGGCGTTAAAAGATGCGCGCCCGCGCGGGATTGTTCCCGGCGGCGGCCGGGTTGCGGCGATAACGGCCGGGGTTGATACTCAGGACAATGGGTTTTGGTATGAAATTCGCGCTTGGGGGTATGGCCTTGGCGGCGACTCTTGGGGAATCCGCGAAGGGTTTGTTCTAACGTTTGATGATCTTGAAAATGTTTTATGGGGATCAAAGTATCTGGATCCGGAAGGGGTTGAATATATTATTAATTTCATGGTTCAAGATGCCATGGGCCATAATACAAAGGAAGTTTATGATTTTGCCACCCGCCATCGTGGGGAAATGTTGCCATCGGTCGGGAAGCAACGTCAAGCAACGCCATATAAGTTCGGGGATCTTGAATATTTTCCGGGGACAGAAAAGAAAATTCCGGGGGGGCTTAAAATTATAAATGTTAACACAACCCATTATAAAAACCATTTATCCAACAAGCTTGACATTGTTTCATCCGATCCCGGGGCTTGGTTGTTTAATAAAGACTTTGATGAAGATATGGCAAGGCACTACACGGCGGAATATATTGACGAAAAAACCGGGAATTGGGAATGTCCATCCGGCCGGGCAAATCATTTATGGGATTGCGCCGTTTTGAACTTGGTCGCCGCGGATTTTTTGGGAATCCGGTATTGGAAAAAACCGGGCGATGAACCGGCGGCAAAACCGAAGGCAAGACAAAAACCGAAGGCCAACAAACAAACTTCAAGATGGTAAACAGGGGGAATCCAAATGGCAAAGGAAAAAGGAAACGCATTGATCGGGATGGAAAAGATTTTAAAATATTATCCCCGATCAGAGTCAACTATCATTCAGTTAATTATTCAATCTGATTTTCCGGCGAAAAAAATTCATGGGCGTTGGGAATCGAACACGGCGGCCATTGATAAATGGCAAGAAAAAAGAGTTTCAAAAAGGGATAAGCAAAAACCGCGCGGGGGTTAAGCAAAAACCGCCCGGAAAAAACGGTGTCAAGGTTTTTATTTCCGCATATTTCCGCACAGGCCCGCACAGGCCCGCACAGGCCCGCAAGTAGCTTTTTTTTAAAAAAGTTGATGTATAATTTGCCATATTAAAACCCATTAAAAAAGGGGTTCATTATATGGCGAGTTATACAGCAACCGATTTAACCGCAGTTGAAACCGCAATATCGCAAACCATTCAAGGCAATAAAGTCATCCAATTTTCAGTTGGCGAAAAGTTTTTCAAATTCGGCGAAGCCGATTTGGGCCGGTTGTATGAATGGCGAACGGAAATACAAATTTCCCTTGGGTTGATTGTCGGCCGAACCTACGCAAAACAGGGGGGCCGCGCATCATGAGCATTTATTCAAAAACCGCAAGCTTTATTGATTCCGCCGTTGGTTTATTCAGGCCGGGCGCATACTTGAAAAGGCAATTCGATCGCGAACGGATTGACGAAACAAAAGGGCGATCGGAAACATATGCAGCGGCAAAAACGCATCGGTTGACAGGCGATTGGATCCCGGCGAACGCTTCGATCAACTCCATTGTTTCCGCTTCATCTTCAATCGTTCGCGGCCGGATCCGGCAACTGATTCGCGATTTTCCTTATTTCGCGCGCGCCATCAATGTCATTGTTGATTATACGGTTGGCCCGGGGATCATGTTTCAATCCCGAATTGAAACGCCAGCGGGCAAGCTTGATCAAAATAAGATCCGCGCGGTTGAAGATGCCCATAAGTTTTGGGCGGATGAAGCCGATATTTCCGGAAAATTGCATTATTACGAATTAATGAGGTTGGCCAAGCGACAAGATGTTGAAAGTGGCGAATTTTTATTTATCAAGCATTTTCCGCGAACCCGGGGCCGGTTCTTGCCGTACGCGCTTCAAGTGATCGAAGCGGATTGGTTGACAAGTTACGGC